TGGTCGTTGGATGCACATCAGCTTTGATCCTGCTATGCGTCAACAAGAACTGACTATCTTCAAGCCTGATAACAAATACAAGCCCGGTATCCTGACTGAAGAAGAGTACAAGAAGGCTTAAAAGGTTTTATAGATACAAATAGTTTGCTATGCAAACGTAGAAGCCCACTCAAAAGGTGGGCTTTTCTGTTTCTGCTAGTCCTTCCCTACTACGAAGATGATTGCCATTGTGACAAACCTTAGATGGAACATGATTGCGTTAGCGAATTCAAACTCATCTTCCCCTGTTTGTAAGATTGCTTCGTCAGTGTGATTCAAGCCGAAGACTAGACCACCTGACCAGCTAAAGTCTACTATCATTCTTCACCTCTCAAGGTGCGCTGTTCTTCATTGTATTTTATTTCCCACGCATCGAAAGTCTTTTGATCCATAAGACCTGCATACTCGTAAGGAGAGATCAAACCGCCTTCTTTTTTAATAGGTGTCCTAGCCCACATAGGAACTAAACTTTCATCATATCTTTTCATGTTTTCTCCTTATCAGTAACTAGTGTTATTTTAGGTCTTTCAAACAGCATGTGACCGTTGCAAGCTTCTTTCATTAGATATGTTCTTAACATAGCTTCCATGTTTGGAAGTAGTATATCAGGGTGTTGAGTGAAAGCAAGTTCAACCTCAATAATCAGTTTACCGTTTTGTATCATTTTACCAGTGCCTCCATGTGTTAGCAATAATGTGGAAGCAGGTGACCATCTCGATCACCCGCATAAGGATCATGGTTTTAGTCATCTTTTAATAAAAGTCTCCGATAATCTATCAACCAATTCAGCATACGTATCTTTGTTATCGCGGTAAAAGGCAGCGTATCAACAAGATAAACAAGCGAACGGAATACAATAGACACCAGAGACTTCATAATGCTATTTACCGTATAGGGCAAGCACCAGACGAACATTCAGCATCGTCAAGGCCAATATTAGCCTCGTCAATAGAGGAGATAATACGTGTAGAACTGACCATCTCATTGTACTGTTCCTCAGTGATTTCTTCTAACGGGGCTTGTTTAAAACCATGCTCAGAGTGAAGCAGGAAAGACAAGGACTTATGATTGTTCTTGTAGTTCTTCTTCAAATACTTCTTGATCTCAGGAAGCTCTTCAGGACGATAGTAGACGGTACAAGATACAGAGTTGTCACTCCATGCTTCTTGAAGCCATTTAACAGTTTCTAGTTGGTCGATAGCTGTCACATCTTTAGCCAAAATAGCATGGTCAGGATGACGGAAGGGGAAAGACACAACAACAGTTGAGTGATCTTCCGATCCATCAAAGTTCTGCTGATATTCCACATGATAGCCGTAATCCTTACAAGTCTGGACTAACGGATGGTTAGAGCTGATACGGATACGACGAATCATGAAACGAGCATAAGCTGGATGGCAGCCGGGAGTAACACCGGGAAGCAACGACAGAGTGCCTGAAGGCTTCACCGTGGTCAGTTTGATAGAACGGTTGAAACCACGGGCATCACTATATTCATTGTCGTATTCACGCAGCAAGGGATAGGTCAAAGCCAACCAAGACTTTTGTTCTTCTGTGGCCTGTAACACACCAGTAACGCCGATACCCATACGCATGTTCTCATGGACAATAGCTTCTGTCACTTTTTGGTGGCAGCTCAATGCCAGAGAATGTTTGTTAATACGATAGAGAAGCTTAGACACATCAAGGAATTCTTCCTGACTTGTGATGTTAGGCAAGAATATCTCTGCTAGGCAGCATGTTTCTCCGTCTGCAAGGGACTGTTCTGCACACGGATTATATCCTTGAACCTTTGGGTCAGGGTACTGAGATTCTCCGAGTCTTCCAACTTTTCGGCTGAGTTTAAGGTTAATAAGGCCGTAAGGCTCACCTTTGCCTTCGTATCCGTCCCAGAAAAAGTCATGTAAGTCTGACACGTCATGACACACCACGCTGTTGTTGGACATCGCTCTCCAGCTTGGGATATTCCCCAAGTCCCATCGTTTAGCAAGTAAATATTCAACGTCATCAGCATCTCCAATAGCAATCTGAGCACTGCGACGTACATTACCTGCAACGACGACAGCACCAATAATATTCATAATGTCCAAGCAATCCACAGGACGCAACTGCTTTCCTGCACGTTTCTCAAGAACTTTAGAAATCTGCTCAATACCCCACACCAAATCTTCAGGGCCGCTTGCAGTACCGCCAAACCCCTTGATAGGTGCTCCTTTCGATCGAATCAGCTGTGTTGAATAAGAGAAGGTCTGTTTTCCTGAATTGTGGGCCAAGAAAGCAGCTTTAAGTGTCTTACCCAAAAGAGCAACCCATCCTTCACGGCTGTCTGGAACAATAAAATCAGCACCACTGTCGTTAATACGAGTGGGGCCTTTAAAATTGATATTCACAGGAGGAAGCTTATTGACGTTCTCTCGTTGAATGTTGTATCCGACACCTGAACCGAGCATGAGCATATCCATAGCCCAAGTGAACGGCTCCACAGGCTTGTCAATAGTTCTGAAAGCGCAGTTCTGAAGGGAAGACAAGCCGAGTTTATTCACTGTGTCTGTACCAAGTTGCCACCAGAAACGGCCAGCTACAGATCCTTTCAAACCTAGAAGATACTCACGCAGTCGTTGCTCTTCTTCCTTAGTAAAGCCGCAGTTAAGCTGTTCGTCACATGCTTTGATAACTCGTTCTACAGTGTCTGGGAACTCCTCTGTAGGGCTGTCAATGTTGTTTTCGTCCAATCGTCGAGCATAGGTACGCTTGTAAGTCAAGTAACCGACGCTAGACCAAGGGGTTGTAATTTCGTTGTTCATCAATTCTCCGTTAAATATGTTTTTGCTTTACTTAACCACAATAGGTCATCCTTTATTAGCCCCAATGCTGTATTACAGGAAGGACACAGCAGCCCTCTAACATTCCCTGTCAAATGACAATGATCTACAAAAATTTTAGTAGTTTCAAAGTCTTTGTTGCATAGTTTACAAGAATTCTCCTGCTTTTCCAGCATAGATGTGAACATTTCATTTGTTAGTCCATATCTGTACTGTCGTTGCCATTCCTGTCTTTTTTGCTTAGAGGACTTCTTATACTTCTCTTGATGCTTATCGTTTTTATCAGGGTTCTCTTCCACCCATGATTTTTTGTAAGAATCAAGCTTTTCTTTGTTCTTCCTGTAATATTCCCTAAAATAGTTCTTTTTTACTTCTGGGTCGGCATGGGGCATAAAGTGACTTTCCTAAAGAGGGCACGCATTTTAATACGCCTCGATCATTTTGTCAAGATACCAACGGGCTTTTTTAAGGTCTTCTTTGCCATTTTTGTCCATGAATCTCATAATGTACTGCAAAAGTTGTACATAGTCTGATTCAAAAAGATTATTTTCTTTCCAAAAAGGCACATTAGAACCTTCACGTACCTTACATACTAACTTTCCACATACATCACGTACTTCAATCCCCTCTTCTTCAAAGAGCATATAGTGTTTAGGCTTATTGACAACATCATACAAGTCTTGAGCTGTAGTTCCGTTGAAGCCTTGCTCAGGTAGGTTTAAAGCTGCCATATATTCCTCAACTTCCTTCAGTGTTGGTTTGTACAGAATCTGTCCCGGTTTGATTTCCATATTTTTTCCCTAGGTATTCGATTGATAAGAACATCTCGTCAAAGTGTCCATCGTTAACATCATTCATCACAAGCAGACCACGCCAGTGTCTATTGGATAGTTTATCCATGTAAGACTCGTCATGAAGGTAATAACTACCAACAACGATAGCACAAATAGGCTGTCCGTCAGCACGTTTACCATAGGCGACTTGTTTCCCTTGTTGATGTCCGGCAACGCAAGACATATGCAGCTTACTAATAATAGCAGCAGGGGAGGCAGCAGGACGTCCCATAGCCCCAACAGGCCAATAATGGTTGAAGCCAACACCATTGATGAAAACTGGATGGAGAAAAGGGTGTACTTCAC